AAAGTTATAAAAGGTTTAAAAAAAGCCTCAAAGCTACATGCTGGGCAAGCCAAGACTTTAAAAAAGGTTGTTAATTCCTCTAGGAAGAAGGCTTAGATGGGCGAGTTAAAAAAGTGGCGGGACCAAGATTGGGTTAGGGTTGGTACTGATGGCAATATCAAAGGTAAATGTGGTACTTCTAAAGACAAGAAGAACCCCGACCGCTGCTTACCACGCAGTAAAGCCAACAGCCTGAGTAAAGGGCAACGCGCTGCTACTGCTAAAAAGAAGAAACGTGCGGGTGCTAAAGGCAAAACAGTTGTTAAGAATACCAAACCCGCTACCGTAAAGATGTTTAGTGGTGGTCTTGCTAGGCGAAAGCGCGAGATAGCTAGAGGTTGTGGCGTGGTATCCGAAGGTCGGCGCAAACAAACGTTGTATACGTAAAGGAGCATGCTATGGCTACATCAGGCACCACAACGTTCGACATGGAGTTTACCGAGATTGCTGAAGAGGCATGGGAGCGCGCGGGTCGTGAGATGCGGTCGGGGTATGATCTAAGGACTGCTAGACGATCTATGAATCTCATGACTATTGAGTGGCAGAATCGCGGTATAAATATGTGGACTATTGATGAGGGTACTGTCTCACTTGTAAAAGGCACTTCACAATACAATTTACCAGCAGATACTGTAGATTTACTCGAACAAGTAATTCGTACTAACAGTGGTAACACTACGACACAATCTGACTTGACCATAAACCGTATAAGTGTAAGCACGTACTCCACTATACCTAACAAGTTAACACAAGGGCGTCCTATACAAGTTTGGGTCGAGCGATTAGTTACACAGCCTAGGATTAACGTTTGGCCTGTACCTGACCACAGTAACTATGTGTTTAAATATTACCGCATGCGTAGGATACAGGACGCAGGTGCAGGCGTTGAAACTGCAGACATGACTTTTCGCTTTCTACCTTGCCTCGTAGCGGGGCTAGCGTATCACATTGCAATGAAAGTACCTGAGTTTACGGATCGTGTGCAGATGTTAAAGACTGCGTATGATGAACAGTTTAATATGGCTGCTGGAGAGGACAGAGAAAAAGCATCAGTATCCTTTACCCCTAGAATAGCTAGGATTTAACTATGGGTAATAGGTTTGCATCTGGTAATAAAGCTTTAGGAGAGTGTGACATATGTGGGTTTCGCTACAAGTTGAAAGAGTTGCGGAATATAATTACAAAAGGTAGGAATACCAACATAAAAGCGTGTCGTGAGTGTTGGAGCGGAGATCACCCGCAGAACAGATTAGGTGAGTTTCCGGTAAACGATCCGCAAGCAATACGTGATCCCCGCCCTGATTTTGCGGGTTATGACAGTAGTAGAAACATACAGTGGGGTTGGAACCCTGTAGGAGATGCGGGTAATATTTATGGATTAACTGTTAACAACTTAGAGATAACTGTTGCAGTAGGTGATGTTACTGTAACCATAACTTAGGGGGCCAGCGGCCTGACTCATGGAATATTCTACGCTTAAAACTAATATAGAAGACATTTGCGAGACATCTTTTACAGATGCCCAGCTTGCTATGTTCACACAACAGGCAGAGCAAAAGATACTTCTAACCGTAGACATCCCCGCGCTACGCAAGACGAGTAGCGGTCCACTTGTTAGCACAAACAAATTATACACATTACCAACCGATCATCTGTATACTTATAGCATATCTGTCATAACAAGCAGCACACACACCTTCCTACTTAATAAAGATGTTAATTTTATACGTGAAGCATACCCTGTAAACACTAGTGCAAACTATGGGCTACCTAAATTCTACGCACAATTCAGTGCAACTCAGATAGAATTAGCGCCGACTCCAGATGCTAACTATGAGCTTGAACACATATATTCTCACTACCCTGCTTCGATTGTGAGTAACACAACATCTTGGCTTGGCACTAACGCTAGCACGGCATTGTTGAACGGAGCACTGATTGAGGCTATACGGTTCCAAAAAGGCGAACCTGATGTGATTGCAAACTATGAAAAACTGTATCTACAAGCTATAACCCTCTTGGTAGAGCTTGGTAACGGTAAGTTGCGTAGGGACGCGTACCGATCAGGTCAGTTACGACAACTACCGGATAGAGTTTGATATGGCTTTTACTGGCAATTACATATGTACCTCCTTTAAGGTAGCACTAGCAAATGGTGAAATGGACTTTAGTTCTGATACCAGCCAATCTTTTAAGATAGCGTTGTACACATCTGATGCTACGTTAGACGCAACTACAACTGCGTATAGCACTACAAACGAAGTTTCTGGCACAGGTTATACTGCTGGAGGCAATACGTTATCTATAGCAACAAATCCCACCAACGATGTGAGTGGTACTGTTGCGTATATTGACTTTAGTGACACTACTTGGACAAGTTCACATATAACGGCTCGTGGCGCTCTTATATACAAAGCTGGAGGAACAACTCCTGCAGTAGCTATATTAGATTTTGGGGCAGACAAGACGACTGTGAATCAAACATTTTCAATAGTGTTTCCAGTAGCGTCTGCTACAACCGCAATACTGCGTATCGGGTAGGGTGATTTAGAATGAGCACATTTGAGAATGATCTTCGACTTGAAGAGATTGGCACTGGCGAACAGTCTGGTACTTGGGGGGCAACCACCAACACCAATTTAGAGTTAGTAGCTTCTGCCTTCAGTTATAGTTTCACAGGTGAAGCTATTGCAAACGCCTCCACGCATACAATAACCATGGCAGATGGGGCTGCTGACGAGTTTAGGTCGTTTTATTTAAAATGCACAGGTGGTGGACAGGCGTGTACCGTTACCCTTGCTCCTAATACGTTATCTAAAATCTGGATGATTGAGAACACTACAAGTTATACACTTACGTTTTCTCAAGGTTCTGGCGCTAACGTCGCCGTTGCTGCTGGCGAAGTAAAGATGATTGCAACAGATGGTAATGGGTCTGGCGCAGTGGTTTACGACCTGTTTACAGACGTCAATTTTGCAGGAACTACAGCCTTGGCTGCTTTAAAGTTGGGTGGTACGACAGTTTCTGCGACTGCAGCTGAGTTAAATTATAATGATACAGGAGCATCTGTTGGAACTGTAGTTGCAAGTAAAGTTGTGACGGTAGACGCAAACAAAGACGTATCAAGCTTTAGAAACATAACGCTAACTGGCGAGTTGGACGCAGGTTCTCTAGACATTAGTGGTGACGCTGACATTGACGGCACACTGGAAACCGATGCCTTTTCAATAGCTGGCACGACGGTTTCTGCGACTGCAGCAGAATTAAACTACAATGCTACGGGTGTAAGTGTTGGCACGGTCGCAGCTAGTAAAGCGGTCATTGCAGATGCTAACAAAGACGTGACGGGTATGCGTAATCTTACCCTTACAGGCGACCTTACGGTAGGTGGCGATGACCTTACAATGGGCACTAATACTTCTGGTATGTTGCTCGTCGCTGATGGCACAAACTTTAACCCCACTGCTGTAAGTTCTTTAAGTGAGATTAGCACTGCTGCAAATGATGACTTGTATTTGTCTGTAGACACCTCTGGTGGGGGTCTTAAAAAAATTTCACGAAGCACCATGCTTGCCGGTACAGGGTCAAGTTCAGATTTGGCTAATGTTGTTGACGATACGTCTCCTCAATTAGGCGGCAACTTAGATACTAACCAACAAGATATCGTAACAATATCTAATAGAGATTTAGACTTAGCACCTAACGGTACAGGTGTAGTGGTCGTACGTGGCAATACTGACGGTGGTGGTACTAATGATGGTGCAATAAAACTTAATTGTAGTGCTGACAGTCATGGGCAGACAGTAAAAGCCCAACCTCATTCTGCAAGTGTTACTAACACTATGATTTTACCTGCAGGCGCTAATTCTACTTTGGTGTCACTTGTATCTACAGACACACTTACAAACAAAACGCTTACTGCGCCTAAAATTAATGAAGATGTAGCAGTAACCTCAACAGCTACTGAACTTAATATTCTTGATGGGGTTACAACCACCACTGCCGAAATTAACCTAATAGATGG